ATGATAACCAGAAAAGCAGTAGACCTGGCCGAGCGCGCCAGAGATACAATGAGAATAGACGATGCGAACAAGTTCTGGAACGAACTGATCGAGAACTGCCAGCCGACCAAGAAGGATATTGTTCAACACGCGGTCGGAGTAGTTGTCACGACAGAGGTTATTGCAACTTTATTGCTGGCTAGCGGTCTTTGGGACACCCAGAAACCATCCAGCAACGGACGCAAGAAAAAGGCAGAACCGCCGAAAGAAGAAGAGTAGATGTTCCGCCCGGTCTGGCAGTGTCCTTTATGCGGCAGTGCGCCTGATCACCATCACGTATTGGAGCGGGTCATTGGCAAACTGTGGATGCCGCAAGGAGCATATGCCCCGGTCCCGGTATTCTACGGCATTTGCGATGTCTGCGGGCTGGTATTCCACCTGATGGCATTAGAAGAGGCCGCCCAGGATAACTACTATAACTGGCAGTACCGCGCCACGATCCAGCAAGGGAACGACGGGATCACCGAGCGGGTATTGAACGAGCAGGCCAAACGGATGCAGTTCCTGATGCCTGAGTTTGCCAGGGAATTGGGCACGCCCAAAAGAGCGCTCGACATAGGTTCATCGACCGGACTGCTGCTGAAAGGGCTGCAAGAGGTCTATGGCTGTGAGATATTGGGGATAGAGCCGGGTGATGCCTTCCGTGAGAACTGCGGCGTGCCTTGTCTGGAAAGCGTTGACGACCTGCTGGAAGAGCAGCAACACAGCTTTGACCTGATAACCGTCATCCACACCTTGGAACATTTGAACGACCCGGCTGGCTTCTTGGCTGGACTGCATGACTGGATCACACCCGATGGTATCCTGGTGGTCGAAGTGCCTGACCTGTACCGCGAGAACGCCTTGAGCCTGTCGCACCCGGTAGCCTTTACATTGACGACCTTGGGGCAGATGCTGGAAAAAGCCGGTTTTCGTCTGAAGGATATGAGACTTTATTATGACTACAAGACCGAAAGGACCAGACCTGCGAATATTTTGGCCTTCTGTCGGCCCGGGGAGCCTGTTGAGCCGGAGTATCTCGCCGATATTAACCGCATCAAGGCGCGCCTACGATTGGGTCAAGCGGCTCTGGCAGCCGACAACGAGCGACTGGTCGCCGCCTTCAAGAGTCTCACAGACCTACAGGGGGAAGGGAAAGGCGGGAGGTAGATAATATTCGACCTAGAGACCATTCAATATCTGGCGGATACGAACGCCACCTTTGTGAACCGAATAAGCAGGTTGCTGCAAAGACAGCGGGAGATAATTTCCGAATTAGATAATGCTGTTGAGGCGGGCAACCTCACAGATTACTTGCAGGCGATCACGCAATATCTGGACTGGGCGCAAGAACAATCAGAAGCGTTTACGGACCTGGTTGGCAGGGACATTGAGCTCTTGGCAATGATGCGAAATGCCTATTTTGAAAACGAGGAACAGGGCAGCAATGACCCCTAAACCGAAAGCAGTAGAACTCCTGGGCGAGATACGCAAGGTCAGCGGCCCTTTGGTCGATGGCAGTTACAGCGTGACCCTGAACGTGCCCGCAGACCAGGCACAGCAAGCGGCCTGGCTGATGGTCGAAGCAGGGGAGACCGGAGTACTGTTCCACTGCGTTATAGAAAAGCAAAATATATTGCAATGACTGCACAAAATGTAACAAAACCTTGGAAACCGCGCCCAACTCAACGGCGTGTATTAGAGGCGGCACAGGCGGCTGGCGTAAATCGAACTATCACGGCAGTGTGTGAAGAGGCCAAGATCAGCCGCCGCGCCTTTTATAACTGGTTAGATAAGGACCCGGACTTCGCAGACGCCTGGGATAATGTCTGGCGTCGTTCAATTACCCGTCATTACCCGTCCATCATCGCAGCGCAGATCCAAAAGGCCAGGGCAGGGGACACCGCCGCCGCTAGGCTGGTCACAGAGATCGGGGGGAATATCAAACAGGTGGTGAAGAACGAGGGAAAGGTGGAGGTTCTTGTCAGATACGAGGACGATAACCCTTCCTAAACTCCATACCAAACAACTAGAGGTCAGGCGGGATGCCAAGCGGTTCAATGTTGTGGACTGCGGCAGACGCTGGGGCAAGAACGTGCTGGGTCACGATGTTGCCATCCCCCCACTGCTGGACGGCTATCCGGTAGGGTGGTTCTCCCCGACCTATAAGATATTGGTAGAGGATTGGGACTTTTTCAACACCAAGCTGGCCGACATCATCACCCGCAGCAACGCTACCGAGCGCAGGATCGAACTGCTGACCGGCGGCGTATTAGAGATGTGGCCTGTCAACGATGAGGACGTGGGGCGCAGCCGTGCCTATAAGCGGGTCATCATTGACGAGGCGGCCAAGATACCCCGGCTCAAGGGAGCCTGGGAGAACGCTATCCGCCCGACCCTGACCGACTATGCCGGGGATGCCTGGTTCATGTCCACTCCTAAAGGGCGCAACTACTTCTGGGAGCTGTGGACGCGGGGACAGGATGACCAGAGCAAGACCTGGAAGAGCTGGCAGTTCCCGACCGCCACCAATCCCTACATTGCCAAGTCAGAGATCGAGGAAGCCCGCCACGACACCCCAGAGGACATCTTCAAGCAAGAGTATTTGGCCGAATTCATTGAAGGTTCCGGCGTCGTGTTCCGCAATGTGGACGCCGCCACTACCAGCCCGAGAGTGCACAGACCGGACGATCACAAGCACGGCAAGATATATTTTGGGGTCGATTGGGGCAAGCAAGAGGACTTTACCGTCAGCATTGCCGTCTGTAGTGAATGTAAGCAGATGGTAGCCTTCGACCGCTTCAACCAGATCGACTACGCATTCCAGCGTGAGCGACTGAAAGCAGAGCGGGACAGGTGGAAGCCCGCGGGCATGATGCCAGAAAGGAATAGTATTGGGGAGCCGATCATTGAACAGCTTATCAGAGAAGGTTTCCCGGTGATGCACGGGCCTGACGGCAAGCCGGGCTTTTTCACGTCTGCTACCAGCAAGCCTGCTTTGATCGAGGACCTGGCCCTGGCTATTGAGAAGGGTGAACTCAAGATCATGGATGACCCCGTATTGATAAACGAACTGCTGGCCTATGAGCGTACCCCCTCCAAGTCTGGACGACCGTCATACAACGCCCCAGAAGGACTGCATGACGACTGCGTGATGGCGTTGGCCTTGGCATGGAACGCGATCCAGACCGGCAGCTTCAATGTGTACACAATTGGATAACCTATGGCAAAACTGATATATGGCGGTGAGGTTGCTGACCTCAAAGCGATCACCACGATACCGGGATGGGCGGAACTATATAACCGCAAGCGGTACGGCAGCGGACACGCCGCCAGCTACACCAAGAGCGTGTGGGCGAACCGCTGCATCACCATCCGAATGAACACCCTGGCCTCTATCCCTTGGGCGGTAGGCGACCAGGACAAGGACGATAACTTCAATCCGGCCGAGAAAGGCAACCCTGCGGTAGTGCTGTTGACCGAGGTCAACCCGGAAATGAACGCCCCCGACCTGTGGCGCGCCACCGAGGCCGATATGCTGCTGGAAGGCTGGGCGCTGTGGGAGAAGGTCGGACTGAGCGAGGGCAGTTCTACCATTACCGGCCTCAACCGTCTCAACCCCGCCCTGTACGAGCCTAAGATGGAGAACGGGGCATTGGTGTTCAAGCCCAGGCTGAGGGAAACCAAGCTAGAAACCCTGTCCCGTGAAGAAGTGGTCTATTTCCACGACTATGACCCTGCCCGTACCTTTGGCGGGGTATCCCCCACGATGGTAGCGGCAGAGGCCATCAACATCGAGTATAACGCTGACCTCTATCTGGCCTCGTTCTTCGAGAACCACGCCATGCCCGACTTCGTGATGGAGACCGAGCAGTCCATCCAAGAGAGCGACTTCCAAAAGCTGATGCGCTGGTTCAACCGCACCTTCAGGGGCGTCAAGAACCAGCACAAGACCGGGATACTCGACAAGGGGCTGAAAATCAACAAGATCAGCTTTGCCCTGAAGGAGCTGGCATTGGCAGAGATCCGCGCCGAGGCCCGCCGTTCGATCTGCGCCGCTTATGGCGTCCCCCCGGCTGTGGCTGGGGCATGGGAAGCGGCCAACTATGCCAGTTCCACCGAACAGCGCGAGAGCCTGTACGAAGATACGATCATCCCCCGCGCCGAATATTATGCCGGGGTATTGAACGCCGAACTGATCCCCCAGATAGACCCCAACGTGACCTTCAAGTGGCTGGTCAATGAGCTGCCCATCATGCAGCCCGATAAGAACGCCGAGGCTGAGCGCATCGCTATGCTTGTCCAGCAAGGCGTGATCCTGCCCTCTGTCGGCGCAGTTGCCCTGGGCTTCGATGAGAAGGACGCCGGGGTTGGTCCAATCGTGACCCGTGTGATCGACGACCGCATCAACAATACTCCTGGTGCAACGTCAGCCCCCGGACAGACCTCGAACCTGCGGGCA